CAACGGCTTTGCCACAAACAATTGATGCAGGTCGGCGATCTGCTTCCCGAGTTCCGTAATCTGATCCTGCAAGCCCGCCACGTGCGCGTCGACTTCGTTCTCCAGTGACGTCACGCTGTGCTCTAAGGCCGTCACGCGCTGCTCCAGTTCATCGGTATCCGGCGGCTCGGGAATCGGCGTCCCACCATCGACGGGCGCGAACCAATCATCCGGTCCATATTCGTGTTCAGGTCCCACGCCCCACGTCACCGCATTCTCCGGTTCCGGCTTCGTCGTATCAGGTTCAAAGCCCGCGCTGGAGATGAAGTCCACAATCTGGCCAGTCGGCTTATACAAGGCCACGTCGACGGCGCCTAAGCGCCCTTGTGGGTCTTGACAGTGGTTTTGGGCTGGGCTTTTCTTCAGATGCCCGAAGTTACTGTCGGCCGCATGGAGGGCCACAATGCAGGCATGGCTATAGGCGCACAACTGCTCTTTCGATCGAAAGGGCCACGTCTGCGAATCCCGCACGCCCTGCACGATGGCAATCAAATTCGGCACGCTCATGATGACTCCTCTGTCGTCGATCCGGTGACCTTCCGATAGCGATTCCACGGGACCCAGCCGCCCATCCGCACCGCACTCAGGACGGTCTTGCGCACCAACCAATTTGCTCCCAGCACGCCCATGGCTTCCTCAAGAATGTTGTCGGCTTCCCCCCGCGTAATCGCCCGCGCCGAGGTCATCGTGCGGACCACCGGGGCCACATACAATTTGTCGTGAATGACATAGGCCCGACGATACCGGCCGAAGGGCGACAACCCTGGCAGGTTCCAGAAGACTTGCGGGATACTCCCGAAGTCCGTCACGAAGTCCTTCGGGGCTTCGACGAATTCCGTGCCGCCACTATTCGGCAAGGCCTTGAGCCAGTAGACGCAGGGCTCAAGGAGACGCCAGTGGCAATCGTCGTCGTCAATTTCACAGATACGCAGCACCTCTAAAAACCCGCCGGCCATCTACTTCGCCTTTTGTGAGGCGTAGAGCAGTTGGAGTACGGCGCTGATCATCCGTTTCCACCACGGTGTCTGCTTCTCGTCAGGCATCAAGGGCTCCATACCGTAAGTTGTTAGCAATCCGCCGCGCCCAGCCGCGCCCGAAGTGCGACCACGTGGACAGGCGGGTGAGATAGTCCAATCGTTCTCCGTTCAGTCGCAAAATGATGTCGCTCTCCGTCATCGCATCGGTAGCCGCTTGGCTGACGGGTCCCCACCAGCCATCATCGGCCACGCCGACGGCTCGCTGCAGATAGCGAATCGCCGTCCCGATGCCGGAGTTCACCGCAAAATCAAACACCTGAAAGGCCACGCCATCCGGTAAACGGTCGGCGCGCAGCGGCTTCCAAAAGTCCTTGAAATAGATGCGCTTGGCATCGTCCCGCGTGAGGTCGGCGATGATCACGTGCGGGTAACTCCGCTTACTAATGCCCCACTTTGTCTCCCCCCCAGGATCATTGGGGTCATGGACATAGCCGCCTTCATGGCCCAGCACGCGGTCGAAGGCCTCATCAAATATCATGAGAGGCCACAGGCCGAGGCCACGTATCCCGCAAGATTTTGTGTCGATGCCGTTCCACGCGAAACGACCGCAGCGACATCAGCATCGTCAGCACTAACAAACAGAACCGATTAAAGACCATCCGCAGCGTGACGTATTCCCCAGCCGGAGGAATCGGCACAATCAAGAGACTCATTAAAAACAAGAGGGCCATGGCGGCGACAATATAGGATTCGCGCTCCACATGATGCTTCGCGATATAGACATTGAGCCCGTTATCGCTTTCCGCCAAGGCCAAATCTTCATGTGTATCCAGCAGGTTAATAATCGCCAAGGACAAGCCTGCCGATGCCGTAATCGCCTGAAACAAGACGAGCAACCACGCGATATGTGCCCCATAGGTCATGACTCGGTATCCCTCGGCGCGCGGCGCCGTTCTATGACGTATTTTTGGCCGATCAGATCCTGTTCAATCTCCAAGGCGCGCAAGCGTTGCATCATTTCGCGCTGACGGTCCCATGTCTCACGTAAGAGACGATGACTCTCACTCTCGTTCAACTCCGACATCTCACGACGAAACCAGCGTTTGAATGGATGCCACATCAGATCACGGTTGTTGTGGCGACTTCGCCACCAGACTGACGGCCCGTTCCGCAAAGTCAGTGCCACGCAAGGCCATCCGTTTCCATTCATCCCGTTCATCTTGGAGTTGCTTGAACTGCCAGCCAAAGACCCAATACTGCCGCCAACCCCCGACCAGAATCATGATCAGCAACGTGGCGAGTCCTGCCCCACTGAGTTTTTCGGCGAGTGTCATCAGGTCGACGTTCACGGCGACCCACCGATCAGCGGTTCCACGTCATAGACTTCTAATCGCACGCGATTGAGATTCGGGTCGAGTTCATGGCGCGTGCAGCGCACCAAGCGATCCACCCACCCACTGGCCCCGATACCTTCAATGTGCGACATGCGGAACAGGTCTCCCACTTCAATTTGTGTGCCTGAGAGCGGCAGAATCAAACTGGCAGTACGAAGCGGATGTCGATAGCGCGCCAGCTTGCGACTCATCACGGCCGTGATCGCAGCACTCGCGGTCTCTTCCCGCAACATCGCGAGTTCAAAGGTCGGCGACTCGCGTTCCTGGTCATAGTTCGTAATTGAGGACGTATCGCGCACATCGACTTCTCCAGCTTCAATCGAATGCCAGCCGCTCTCGGTCACCCCCGTGTAATCGCGCGTATGCGTATACGGCAAGATGTTGAAAAACTCCGTGTTCACTAAGTCGCGTATGGCAAACGTATCGGCGGTAATGTTCACGATGTCGTCAATCTCCACCGGATCGACTGGGGCATCGACCGGTTCCATCGACACTTGATATTGCCCTTTGCGCGTAAACGTCCCATTCCAATCGCCAGAGACATGAAACTGGGCGAGAACATCCAGCGCCGTGATGAATTCACCATTCGCGCCAATCACAAATGCGCCTTCAATCCCACCAGCAATATCGTCCCAAATGACCTCCACGTCGTCGAAGGTCGCTTCATCGATAAGATCCAGCGTGGGTTCGTGTTCAAAGGTCGGACACGCGGTCAGCCACAACAGGCTGATGGAATCCGGTGCAAGGAAGTTGCGCATGAAATGTTTTTGCTGTTGCGGCAGAGAGGTAATTAACTCGCCGGTCCCGTCGCCGATGTCTTCAATGCCCCAGACATTCAGCGTCACGCCCACGGCTAATGGTCCTTCCGGTGCGCCTTCGGCCGCCGTGTTGCTTTCACCAGCCATGCGGTCTGGTCCGGCAAATCCCGCCTTGCCATAAATCACGGTGTAGCGCGCGCCCGTGTGGTCTTCGTAGGGGTCAGGAAACAGGGCATCCCAGCCGGGATAATTCGGAATCAACCAGATGCCCCCGACCCCCGCTTGGGTAGCGTCCGTCGCGATGTTCTGCGGGAAGCCATCCACATAGAGCTCTTGAATACCGCTGATCGCCCCGCGGCACACCAATCCCTTGTGATACATCGTCCCGCTAATCTCTTCGAGGCCGACGTACAGGGGTTTATAGGCCCCATGCCCGACATCGACGATGGCCGTCGTCGTGGGCGATCCGGGATTCAGGACATCTTCGCCCGCGGTATTCGACGTACACAGCTTTGAGAATTGCCGATAGGCTGGCCACGGGGCGAGATCCCAATCGTTATCGGCATCACTGCCGTCGTGCGTAAACCGCCGCACAAAGGTGATATTCGAACCAGGGCGCGCGCCGGTCTGTGGGGTGAAGTCTTCCCAGGCAATGGCCGCCCCGTCACCCCCGACAAAATAAATGTGATATTGCAAGCCTGGTGAGAAATTGACGGGCGCATCCCAGACCGCCAACACCGACCGGTTGTAGTCAATGGTCCCTGCTCCGACAAAGGGCACAATCGGCCCTTCCACACCCGCATCCACGACGACGATATAGACCCACACGCGCCCGTTCAGCGTGCCGCCCGCGACATCGGCCGCCCCGTTATTTCCGACATAGGGCAAGCTGCTGTCATAGGGAAAACTCGACGACACATCTTTTTCAATGAGACTCCGGTCATCGACTTTGCCGTAAATAATCGGGACGGCTTTGCCCACGTTCTCTTTGGGGCAAGCCGGAAAATCATCGAGGGTGATAATCGGTTGCCATGCCCGCTGCGCCCGCGCCTTCCGGCTGAATTTCTTCTTCAGCCAGTCGCAGCCGGTCATCTGGAATTGCAAGGGGGACCGCGGTTCGTAGTCGCTGACATAACCATTCGCGACGTAGCGCCAGAGACGCAGTGCGCGCCGGTCCTCATCATCAATCATCTTTTCCCACACGGGCCGATTCGTGAGAAAGCGATTATTCGGATCATCGAGGAGGGCGCGAAAGAAGCGTGTCGTATCCGACAGCACCGCGCCAAAGACCATGTGTTCTATTTGGCCCGTGCGGTCAGAGAAGCCGCGCGTAATGATGAGCCACTGCAACACCCACGGTGCTTTGTAGCCGCCTTCGTAATCCGCGGGGTCGTTCAAGTCGACTTCGGCAAAGACGTGCCGGTCGTCCAGACGATCAATAAAACTGAGCATCGTCAACGGAAAGGACACTTCCCCGTCGACGAAAACATGTTCCACCGCCGTCGAAAACGACAGGATGGCCCCATACCACAAGGGGCTACTGCCATCGGTCGCGACCGCCCGAAAGTAATACGTGGTGTTCTCCGTCAACCCGGTAAGACCAGCGGAGTAATTCACCCAGACATCACCGCTCCCAATCAGTTGTTGGCTGGTCGTGTTCGTCAGGTTGCCGGGGTCCGTTCCCCATTCAAAATAGCCATAGACATCGGCCGTCAGGTTCGGGTCGATGCGCCCGCGAATCGTCGCGCTGTCCGTTTGAATGTTGGTCGCCGCTCGAGTCTCAACGTTCGGGTCGACATCGGAGAGGCCCCCACCCGTGAGGACGACCCGATGCACCGAGGTCGCCGCGCTGGGGTTGTTCGTCGCCGTAACTTCGATATCCCAGAGGTCACCTGACGTGATGGTGACCGCGGACCCACTCATGCTACCGGTCGTGTTCGTATCCGCAATCGTGACGGTGATGCCGGTATCCGCGCCGTTCTTGCGCAGCGTCCACGTCCAGCTCTTTCCAGAACTGGGGGAACTGGGCAGCGCCGCCCGAATGCCGTCAATCCGCATGTCGCGGCTACCGTGCCCAATAAATTGATGCGATGCTTCCGGTGTGCCGAATCCCTCGAGGCGGCCCGCAATCATCGGCCGCCCGAAGCGGGTCCCCGTGGTATCGGCACCCGACAAGCTGCAGGAGAATTGATAGGCCAGCGGATTGGTCGGCTGAAAGGCTAACGTGCCGCAATTCCACGTCGAGGCGGCTGGGGATCCTGACGTGCTTTTGGCGAGAGAAATCGTGTCACCCGCGACGACGGATAAACTAAAGCCGGCGCTCGCTTGCTGGTCGGTTCCGCTGATGACCACGCGCGTATCCGGCGTGCCACCCGATCCATCTTGATTGACGCCGTTTTTCTTGAAGAAATACGTCCGGCTATTGCCAGCCCCGGGCGCCGTGCGTTCCCGGCACATCAAGGTCGTAATCGTGCCGTCGACCCCGATGAGCTGTTGCCGATTGAAATCACCCGTATCGGTCCAGCCAGGATTGCTGCCACCGAGTGGGCCAAGTTCTTCTTCCGCCGAGTCGGCCTGTGTGGAATAGCCGTGGATATAGAGCCCATCCGTCGCGGTATCGACTTCAATCGCACTCTGCGTAATCGTCGCCGCAGTCGGTGTGCCGCTTTCCGTGACCACCAGCCCGCAGGTATCGCCCGCGACAAAGCTGACATCCGTGCCTGTGATGTTCCCTGTGGTGGCAGTATTCGCAATCGTGATGGCCAGCGCGGTATTGCTGCCATTCTTCTGGATGGTGTAGGTTCGTGACTTGCCAGCTCCTGGTGCAACGTCAATGACCAGATACCAATTACGCAGCGTGAGGGCGATACAGACAGGAGACGGGATCGACTGCGTCGACCCTGCCATGACCGCATTAAAAATGGGATTAACCGCCGACGTCGCGCCGAGGTTGGGTGTATTGGAAAACCAGACGTGCGAGCTCATACCCCAGGCCGCAGGCCACGGCCGACTTCCTGAAAGGCCAGGCGCATGTCATTCGCGTTTTCCCAGTTCCACTGCATCTGCCGGTCGGTCGTCGCATAGCGGACTAAGTAGGCGCGGTCATCATCAATGGGGCCGGACGGAATGAGCAGCCACGGACGGGCGCGACCTTCCACGTCATACCAGTGGCGTTCAAGTTCCGCGGCTAACGTATCATCGGCCATCAAGTCGGCTTCTTGTCGCCATACCGTCGTGCCACGGGAATACGTCGTGCTGATTTCAAAACTGGTGCGATTTTCAATCTGCGGTTTATGCGCCCCAGGCGTCAGCCCCCATTTCAGATCATTCGGTTCGAACCGTCGAATCTGTGACCCGAACCACACTTCCCCGAGTTGGAGATCCTGCGAGTTGCCATCGACTACGAGACGCCAATAGCGATACCCGGTTGTGGTGTAGCCCGTGGCTTGCGTGAGATCCAGCCACGGATTGACGGGCCATCGGCGCGTGCCGACGCTAAACCAGGGGGGAATCGTGAAGGTGGCCGAGAAGGGCGGCGCCCCCCAGCTATTGGACGTATTTGCCTCCAGACGCACCGAGACGCCGGGCGAGCCCGTCGATTCGTCGAAGTTATGGTGAATCAGTGCGGCGAGATCGATGCGTTGAGCCGAAGCGTATTCAAAAAGCCAGGCCCCCGACGTGTCATCAATCTTCGCGACTTTGGCGGGGTTGTCATCGACCAAGGACGCTGGGGCATAATCGGGGTCGACCGGACTGACCACGGCGCCGCTTTCCACGGTAATGGTCGCCAGGCGCGCGACTTCATCCGAGTAAAACTGATAGATGGTGTTGAACTGCGGGAACATCAGTCGACTCCAATGGCTTCACGCAAGTCCGTCCGTAAGGCCCCGCCGTTATCAATCGCGCGCGTCGATGCCTTGACGAGTTCACGGCCATCGACTTCCACTGAGGTATAGCGGTCACTCCTCACGGCTTCTTCAATGCGAATCAGTTCCTTGATGATGGCGTTGTCATTCCGTCCAGCCAGACCCGCAGCAACATTCGCTTGCTGCGCCTGGTTCAAGACAACTTCCCCAGGCGTCAATCGAGCTAAGACCGTATCCGTGCCTCGAGACGGAAAGAGCGTATCCATTACCGCCAAACCACCGACATCGAGATACTGTCGGACAGGGGGCTTGACGAGACCGCCCGTCTGGAACCGTTGCACGCCCATAACTGTCACCAATCCACCCTGTGACGCGAACACTTCATCACTGCGTCCGAAGGGGGCGCCAGCAAACGTCTCTGGTGTGAAGCCCGGGTCGTTGTAATTCACATCCACATCAATCGTGCGATTCGTTGGAATGGCATTCACCGCTTCCGGTACCAATCCGAGACCAACCAGCAACTTGTTGAGGGCATTCACCACGCGATCAAATCCTTGCGTCATCGTTTCCGCGAAGGTCAGACCCGTGTCTTCAAGCGACTCAAACGCTTGCCCGTTTTCATCGAGCAATTCTTTCTGGCCAATCATGTGCTCGAGGATCGGTCTCATGGCCGCAGGGACTTCCGTGCCGGTCCTGATAGCTGACTGGATGAATTCGTTGATGCTCGACCCCATCTTGTCTAGCACGACGTTAAAATCGATGCCGGCGCCAGCCAGCAACCTGAAGTCGTTCAGCAGCTGCCGCGCCTGGTCCCCAAGCTTCTGGCGCTGGAGTGTCGGCCCCAACTGCTCCAACGTGAAGCCATAGCGTTGAATCGCCGCCTGCAAGTCGGCCTGGTCTTGCTTTTGTTCATCGAAGACACCCTGAATCTCTTCCATCGCCCGCTTGTAGGCTTCTGGATTCTTCGTATCCCACAACCGCAGTACGGCTTGTTCGGCTTCTGCGGCAGTACGTCCTGTGGCTAAGTAGGCGTCACGGACGCCGATGACGGTCATCTTCCACGACTGCCCGCCAGCTTCCAGCTTCTGCTGCACAGTCAGTGTTTTGGCGATCGCATCCTGAAAGGCGGCGCTTTCCGCCCGTCCCTTGAGTTCCTGTTCGCTGGGCCCACCAAACAGTTTCTTGATGCCGCCCACGAGCGCAGAGATGCCAGGCCCGATTAATGCTCCAACGCCTGGCAAGATGGCATTGACTCCACCACCGATCACACCGCCTAACTTGTTCGTAATTGCCGTGCCGAATTTGCTGACCACGTTTTCTCCCAACTTCGCACCGAGCAGACCGCCAGCCGCTTTAATGGGACTACCACCGCCCTGGAAGGACGCCAATAAGGCTTGCGGTAAGGATGTTTTGAACAAATCGCCAAACCCAGCGGTCAAGGTCGGGCGCAATTGTTGGGTCATCTGCTTTTGCCATTCGCCCATCACGCCGCCAGGAATCATCGGCCGCGTGCTGATGGCGCCCATCAGGTCGCGACTATCAAGTAATTGCAGACCCATCGTCTGTTGATTGATGGCGCTCCGCTTCATCCAGTCTTTCAGAAAGGTCGGTTGTCCCTTCCCAGTCGCCTCAATCCATTTCATCGCCGACCGCAGCGCGTCCTTCATGTGGTCGTCATAGACTTTCCAGTTTTCAATCTCCTTCTTCATAGCTGCTTCTTGTTCAGCAGCGGCTTTCTTCTGCGCGTCGGTTTTGGCTTTAATAGCTTCGACTTCACTATTCAGTTTCCGAACGATGATGCTTTCTTCGGCTGGAATGCCCAGAGGCGTCACCGTCGGAATGACTGGTTGAGGCGCATTCAGCGTCGCCAGTGTCAACGGACTGAATTGTTCGATGATCCCTTTGCTCAGCTTCTGCCGAAATTCTTCCTGTTTCGAAAACAGGCCAGTGCCTTTCTCCTCAATGTTCTTAATGGCCCCGCCAATGACTCGCGCGAAAATATTCTTCGCGTTCCGTTCCCATCGCTCCATGGCATCATTCGCTTCTTCTAATGCCTTGACGGTTTCAGCCGACATATTGCCGGCCGAATCCGCAATGTCATCGAAGCCGCGTTTGATGGTGGGGAGTATTTCGGCGCCCTGTCGGCCAAACAGGTCCATCGCTATATTGACTTGGTCTGCTGGATCGCGGACATCACGCAGCGCGTTCGCAATCGCCATGAACTGCTGTTCGGGAGACAATCGCCGCAGTTCGGCAAGCGACAACCCCAATTTATCCAAGGCGGCCACCGCCGACTGGTCTCCACCAGCTAGGCGGTTTTGCATTTGGTTCGTGGCCGTGGTGAGTTGATCCAGCGTATTACCGGCATCGTCGGCCGCACGGCGAAAAATCTGGAGGCTTTCGATAGAGAGTCCGGTCTTATCGTGAAGTTTGGTTAAGTTATCCGCATCGGCCAAAATAGCCTTGCCGAAATTCACCACCGCTCCAACGCTCAGACCAATCCCGAATGCCCCGAGCGCCTTTGTCGCGAGTCCAGTTAATTCAGTAAATTTCAGCGTGGGCGCATTCAGCTTGCGCAGTTCATCGGCCAGATTCTTGATAGATGTCGGGGCGGTCTGGCCCATCACGCGATACTTCTCTATGGCTTTTTCGAGAATGGCCAGATGCCGCTGCTGTTCGGCCGCGGTCAGCTTCGTAGCGCCGCCGAGTTCATTGATAGCCGCCGTCGCGCGATGCGCCGCTTGGAATAGGCCTTGGCCACCGAGCGCCGTCACCAGTTTCTCGACAGACGCTTTCGTGGCTTCGATCTGGTTCAGTCCTTCGCGCAGGTGCTGACGCAGTTCGGCGGTGTTATCCGCCCACCGAATATTGATTTGCGGCATCTACTTGTTCCCTAGCTGCTTCGTAATGACATCAATCGCGGCCTGTTCCACGTTGCGTTTATAGGTGTCGTCTTCTTCATCGGCGCTGCGCCGCATATAGGCAATCGGCCGCATGAATTTCGTCCCGCGTTCCAACCACAAGGGCAGGTTCGCCGGACGGTCAGGATTCCCCCGCGGCCACACAATGAATTGTTTCTTCTCAAGTTCCTCAATCACTTCAATCGAGGCCGCCGTCTTCCCCGTCCCATGCGTTTCGTTGTTGAGAATCTGGGCCGCCCTGTCTTTAATCCGTCGTGAGCTCTGCCAGGCCACACCGCGCAAGGCTAGCGTCACCGACCGCGGCAAGTTCTCGATGGCTTTCTCGAGTTCCTTCAACCCAGTCACTGTCACGCTGCCTTGACTCATGACGTCTTCACTTTCAGCGGGAAGCCGGTTTGCTGACTCAACATCGTGAGAACGGCCAGTTGTTCATCACGGGTTTGCCGCTGCTTCTTCCCCCGGGATAAGAGGTCCCTCAAATCCGGCATCCGTCCCTTGTTCTGTGTCTGCACCCAGATGGAGATCCCCTGCCACATCTGAATGACATCGCGGTCGAGTTGTTCCCGTTGGCGCTGCCGCTGGGCGCGTCGTAAGGTCCAGAGTTGCCCCAGCGACAGCCGCCAAAAGTCGTCTTCCCGCAGCCCAAACGCTAGTGCGTCGGCGCAGAGACGGCCCCAATCCCACCCTGCGCGTCGGAAGGGCCCGCGGTTTTGGGCGCCTCCTCTTCCTCGGTCGTGTCCGTATTCGCTTTGATGAGCGCGGTCATCTGCTTCACCAAGCCAGACAGGCCCCCGGCTTCGTCAATGAGATTCCCGATCACCTTCAAGGATTCAGGTTCGTCAGTGGCGATGTCGCTGTGATGCGTCCGCAGCGCCACCCAGAAGAACAGGCGCACATCCTTCAGCGACCCTTTATCGATGCCCTGAAGGACTTGATCCCAGGTCCGACCCACGCCCGCTTTGGTCTGTGCGCCCGCGAAATCCTCTAACTCACAGACGGCATTCGTCGTGAGTTTGAGGCGATATCGTGTGCCGCCGATTTTGAGCGAGACTTCCCCCCGTTGCCGATTCGCCATCAGTCACCCAGCCTTTCCGTTACGGCAAGTCGGCCGAGTAATCCTGCAACGGCGTGATTTCCACCGTCAGATCCACCTTTTGGTCGAGGACCAATCCGCCCGGCTGGAACCGTGTCACCGTCCCGCGGAACGGCCACAGAATCTCCGGTGACCCCACCGTTCCAGGCAGCCGAATCGAGAAATTGGCTTCCGTCACATTCCGCCACAGCTGCAGGAGTGAGCGCCCCGGATCGAAGCCATCCCCGCCGGCGGGGTTGTTGCTCTGCGAGCCGTGGCCAGGTCGCCAATTGGCCATGATGGTGAATGGCCCACTGTCTCGAATCGTGGCGAGCTTTTCGTGATGCCGCCCTGGACTGCGTAAGTGGGTTTTGGGAATAACACCCGTCGTCATCTCCCCGGGGGTAATGGAGACGATGTCGGCAACGGCCACAAACGTTTCTGGACTGCCGTCTCCCTGTCCGACGAGCAGCTCCGCGCCGTAGCCGATGAAGGCTTCGCCGGCGTAGTAGGTACCTGTAACATCTGCCATCTGCGTGACTCCTTTTCCGAAACCGAACCGTGACCGAGCCGTGCCGTGTGAAGTCACCGCACAAAGAAAAAGCCGCCCGCACTACCGCGTCATTCGACGCGTGAGCACGAGCGGCCTTTTCTCGAGCGGCCTGTTGTCGTCAACCAGTCCCGTTTCCAGGCGGGCATGCAGTCAGGCCGACTGCACTTCAGGGTGTGGCCCCTAGGCTGACGTCAAAGTCTGTTGTGTGTTAGGTCAACACTAAATCCTCCGACGCAGAATACGTGATGTAGTAATCCGCGGAATGTCGCCAGAGCCCCTGATGGATATCTACCTCTGGCGTCGTCAACCGTGTCTGCAAGCGGATCATCTGCACCCGAATAAAGGCCGCAGGGCTGTTGTTATCGAACCAGAATCCTTGATAGCCACTCAGCCGCCACCGCACGAGCCGCCCGACTTGAATGGCGACATCGTGCATTTGCGCCCAGCAGTCCACTTGCCACAGCGCCCGCGATTGCGCGTTGGGCCCGCGATGATGATAGGCGGCAATATCGTCCAAGTCACTCAACACGATCGCGGCATTCGCACTCGTCAAGCCCGTGACTTTCTGCGGGAGACGCCCTGGATAGAGACGCATGCCCACCAGCGCGGAGATGCTGGTCTCCGCTAACAGAAAATCCCCGAGTCCTTTAATAACGGTCATTCGCCCATTACTCGCCGCGAGCTACGACTGGTATTTCAAGCCCTTCGCCTTGGTCAATCTCCACGTACGGCTTGATATCAAACACGCGGTTATCAAACAGGATGCGCGTCGTGTACGGCGTCGGCCGCGGTGAGAGGTCATAGATCCGAAACAGGCCATCGACAAAGCTTTCTGGCCGCAATTGCGATTGCCAGACTTCTCGTGTGCCAGCTGGCATCCACTGCGCCCACACCGTCTGCGAGGTCGCATTGTCCCAGTCCAGCACTTCCTCGTAATTCTCCGTGCGCACCACGGGCGCCGTTTGAATCACAATTTCCCACTTCATCTGCCCCGCGTTTAGGCCCATGTCGTCATCATCCGGGGATACACGGGTTTCGCGTGGTCCGCAAAGGGCTTCATCATCACATCGGCTCCGAGCGGCAACTTCTCAATCGAACTGCCCGGCGCCCCTTCATAGACTTCCGCCCGGAACTTATGAAAATGCCCTACCATAAAATAAAGAATGCCCTGAATCACTTTGGGAACATCGCCCGGATGCTCCCCATAGCCGGCCCGGAACCGAATGCGAATCGATCCGCTGGTCGTCGGCCACTCCGTGCTCCCGACACGCAAGATGACGCCCCGACCGGCATAGGGCCCACGCGGCGCGGACACGGTAAAATCCACGGCTTCGGTGAGCGTCGGTTGCGGGCTGGTTCCATCGTCATACGTGACACTGACGACACTCAGTAGTGGCGGTTTGGGCAATTCAATGACGTAATTGAGATACGGACGGTCCGTCTGCGCCAACGGAAAGGCTTCGAACACATAGTCCCATGTCGCCGCCATGATTTGGCGTCCGGTGTATTCCTCGAAATAGTCCACCGCCGCCCCGATGTAGGTATCCAACAGCGAATCTTCAGACGTGGAGGTAATGCGCAACTGCCGTCGCACTTCTTCCAAGTCAATCGGATAGATGGTCGGCGCGGTGACGAGCTCCAGCGACGGCATCAGTTCGCGCGTGATTAACACGTCCAGTGCTCCTTGACCCAGGGCAGCCGCTGGGCCATCGGCATCCAGGGATCCACATGCCCGTGAAACACCACCACAGCCGCATTCGCTGGCAGCTTCCCATTCTGCGGCAGGATGTGCTTCTGGAAGCTATAGACGCCATCGCTCGTGGACCACTTGGCTTCATGCGGACCGAGGCAATGACTAATCCAGCCTTGGTCGCTCCCGAAATGGCCCGAGGCTCGAGACAGAGCGGGAGATTTCATCGGATGGAACGATGTCCAGACCTGCGGCCGGGCCCCAGCCGTCATCAGAAACAGGCTGCCGTTATAGAAGGTCTTCGGATTCACATCGCCCCAAATCACAAAATCCTCAGGCCGGTCAAACAGTGGACGCAGCGCCCCCACGACCACGACATCAAGGTCAAAGGACACAAAGCGGGGGCCAAAGGTCTGCGCAATGTCAGGATGAAAGGCCCTGAGACGTCGATAGCAACTCGGATTCCGGCCCCCACTGGGCGACGGGACATCGGCGTAATCATTCCAGGGCGGAACGACTTCAACCCGCGCATCAAGGCCCTTCGTCATGTCAGTGACGCAGAGGAAACGGTGAGGCCCGTCATAATGCCGTGCCACCATCGCCCGCAACGTATTGACATGGGCCGTAGTGAAGACCGACCGATACCCCGGCTTGGCTTTCCACAGCCAGGTGACCATGCTCAGCATGGCGCCACTTCCTGATACGGAAAACTCAACACCTTCGGCCGCCACGCTTTGCCGCGCGCATTCACAAGCTGCTTCACCGCCACGGCATCCGCCGGTAATTTACGGGTATAGCGCTGCGTTGAGGCATCGGCGACGTATTCATAACGAATCAAGCGTTCCGGGAGCACATGAATGGGCGCAACTTTCATCAGGCGCCGGCGAAATTCACCATCCGTACCGTAATGCCCGGAGAGTCGTTCATCGTAGCCGCCAATCCGCCAAAACAGCGTCCTGGTCATGAGAAAGCTTGCCGAATGCGGTTCGATGTCCACCCCGGTATGTTCGCGACGGGCAAAGGCATAAACGACTTTGGGATGGTGCTGCCCGTACAGGATCGCGCGCATCGTCGCAAAGGGGACCAGATGATCCATGTCCGTCAACACGAGCCAGTCGGTCGTCGCATGATGGGCGCCGATATTCCGCGCCGCCAGCCAATTCCAGGGCACATCGACCCCAATGCGAAAGAGGCGATACGGAAACGCATGTAAGCCACTGGCAATCGCCGGAATGGCTGGCTCGTGGGGTGACCCATCATCCACCACAATGACGTCGAAGCCCGGACCATTCAGCTCTTCGCGCAGGAGTAACCAGTGCTGTTGCTGTTGCTGCAAAAACTGCGGGCTTTCGTAATAGGGATAGACCAGCGTGACGGTCTTCGGCTGTGTCCCTAACGGGACCGTCACCCGAGGCAAGGTCTTCGCCCAGAGACTGGCCATTACAATTTCACCCACAAAAACGAGGGCGTTCGATCACCCGCCAACAGGTACCACGGCGCAATCTGATGTCGTCGTACAAAGGCTTGTACCGCTTCAATGACATGAATCGTCGGCTTATTCGTAAAGGCGCGGTAATCATGCCCGCTGATGAGGCCGCCGCGCTTCACTTTCGGCGTCCAGGCTTCCAGGTCTTCCGTCACCGCCTCAAACGTATGATTCCCGTCGATGTACACGATATCGAGAGAGGCATCAGGGAGCGTCTTCGCGGCATCGACGGAGAACATACGGAGCATCGTGCAATTCGAATACGGCCCTAATCTGAGCTGGGCTTCGGCATAACTCTCCGCCATAAAGGCCGCGGCCTTGTCTGCCGGCATGGCGTTTTTTGTATCGAGCCACGCCGGATAGGAGAGCCACGAGTCCACGGCATACCAACGCATTTGAGGATTCTTCTTACAAAACCGCGCCGAAAACGCCCCTTTCCAGACCCCAATTTCTGCGCCCCTTGTATATCCGAGCCATCGACACACTTTCGGTAAATGCGTCCGTGACCACTCCAGCTTCGTCGGCTCACTCGCCCGCTGTGCCACCGACAGCCGCGGCGCCTGTTTCAACATGCGACTAGCCTGCATACCCAAACACCACATCGTTTCCAGGCTGCCGAGCGACCTCGCGATACCTGAGTTCCGCCAACAACGCCACGACGTCACCATCCGACTTACCGTAGCGGCTCGTGAAGTCTCGTAATTCCACCTGAATTACCGGTCGACAGCGCCGGATGGTCTCGACCGCGCCCGCTAACGCGTGCCATTCGTAGCCCTCGATGTCCAATTGGAGGAAATCGACATCCGGCAAGGCGCACGAATCAATCGTGGTCATCGGAATCGTCGTTCCCGCAACAATCTGATGCGATCCGAGACTCGCTCGCGACAGCCCACACAGGGCCACGGCGTCGCCTATCGCCTCTGGACGGAGTTCCACCGAGAGCGGCACATTCCGCGCCAAACAGGCATAAGAGATGACATCGGGTTCAAAGCTCACCACACGGTGAAAGACTTCCGCCAAGCGCCGTGGCCAGAGGCCCACATTGCCGCCCGCTTGAATGGCCGTGCGCTTCGAGGCGCATCGGGCTATCGCCCACTCCAGCGACTGGACATGCTTCAGCGCATGACGCCATTTGGTCCCGACATCGTCCGGCCACCAGAGGCCATGAATCTGCGTCATACGGTCGCCGCCATCTCACCGCCCCACCACGCCGCCAGCTCAGGCCACTGCCGCACCGCGTCATGGTTCTTCGGCTGCTTACAGAGGACGACTTTCGCCTCCGAGGGCCACGGGGGTTTGACTTCACTGATCCGCGGAAACCACGCCCGTGGCATGGTGGTCGCCGTCGGCAAATATTCGCCAATCCAATCTTGATCGCCAGACAATCGGGCGCCGATCTCGCGCGTCCAATCGGTATAGAGCGTGGTCATCGTGCCGCCATCCCACACCATGACGGAACTATTAAAGCGGCGCACGATCTTGCGGCCAAAGCCATCGGTCGGCCGAGAGTGGGGTCTTGGGTCCGCGGTAATCGCAAAGCCCGCCGCGACATCCAGAATCGGTGCGAGCGGCGCAACAATCAGCGAATCTAAATCGAGATAGAGGACGCGCCCCGTCCACCGCCGAATGGGGTTAAACAGTTCCAGCTTCGTCCACGGCGCAAAGCCTGGCAGTTTCTGCACCGCAATCGTCTCAATCGGTGGGACAAACAGCCACGGCTGGTCTGTGAGACAGACAAACCGAAAACTGCGATCCATCCAGCGGGAGACCATCGCATGCAGCCGGATCACATACTCCCGCGTATAGGCATACTCGCCTTGGACGAAGACACAGGTGACCGTCGTCATGGCAAGAGAATCACCGCCCATTCTTTCCGGGGAATCGTGCGCACAACGGTGGGCGCCGAGCGCAACGTAAAGCCCGCCTGTCGAAATCGATGCTTCCACCAATGCGCTGGCTGAATGATGAGATGCGCATTGCGGCCATCGGCCAGGACTTTATTGCTCTCTTTGGTGGACACGACCATCCAAATCACTTTGCGCGCCAGGTCGCGAATGTGCTGCAACACGGCATCAAGGCGATCTGGTTCGATGTGCTCGAGGACATCAGTCACATTCACCATGTCGGCAAAATTGGGTCGTGAATCCTTGCCTGGAATCGCCGGGTCATATTCATCCAAGCGCATGCCTTGCAGGGGCTGCGCTCGCAAGGCCTTCATGAGTGACCCTTCGCCGCAGCCGTAATCGAGAATCGACCAGCAGTCATATTCCCGAGCGATTTGCAGCACGATACCGGCCCACTTATCGCCACGCCCACCATAGCCGCGTGGTTCGGCATGCAGCTGCTTCTGGAGTTCTCGGTACTGTGGCGAAATGAGTTCGCCAGCCGCAATCATAGGAACCGCTCCAACGGTTGCCGTTCAAAACAGTCCACTCGTGTCGTCGGCGAACAATTGATGATGCGCACGCCCAGCCGCTCGGCATCCACAGCGAGATCGGGCAGCGGCGCTAGATGCCGTAGATGGTTCGCCTCTGGAATCACTGGTGTCGGATGGGTATAACCAGGCAGGTCAGCAAACCACCGACCCCCCCGCATGTCGTAGCCGAGGAGGATAATGTCCGTCGCGCCAAACAGCATCGCCAGATTGATGGCGGAGGTTCCGGCATCAAACCCCGCGACTTTCGTCGGGTCGGTGCTCCAGTGTCGATGCGTCTCAGTGCGCCAGACCCGCTTGACGTCAGGCGGAAAGACCGGATGGCCACGCCCGCGGACGACCATGTACGTCCCTTCAAATCGCCTCATCAACGCGGGCGCAATGACCTCGGGATCCTCACCGGCGAAAAACAACACATCGGCATCCGGTCGAAGCAAGACGCCTTCTTTGACAACGATGAGGCGTCCACGTAATCGGGGGATCAGAGGCCGTTGCGCACGCACGCTCTCACCCCCACAGATGACAAAGCAGCGGTCACCGACCCAATCCCTCGGCACGGACCAGAGCGGCTGGGGCTGCCACGCTGTCCGTCGTGACGGTGTGAGGACGGCCATCAGGCCGCCTTATCCTTCGCGGTAATCACCATCGGTTGCCCTTGGCGATATTTCTTTAACCACAAACCCACATGACCTAAATCAATCGCGTGCATGCCGTTCGCGCAGAGGTCGACGGCCAAGACCGTCGCCGTGGGTCCTAGACAAAGCAGCACCCGTGGCGGGTGTCCAATGGCCGAGCGAATGTGGGCATACTGACGAAAGGCGTGTTCTCGGGGCGCGACGATTTCCCTCACAGACCGTGCGCCGATTAAATCAGCCGCCGTCAACGACCGCGTCCCGCCGCGAACCAGCGTCACATCCTGGCCAATCCAGAGGGATTCCAGCTGCTTCCAATAGGCATCGGTATTGATCCAGGGCGCCGAATCCGGCCGCGTCACGAAGGCGCTGACATACGCCCGCTGCACCAGGAAGTCAGTCGCCCAGCGATAGCGGTTCCAGTATTTGGCTTTGGGTGTGGCCGACAGAATATTGGGAATGCCGACTAAGCAATCGCCGGATGCTTTCAAGATACCGGCAAGTTTTTTCTGGAGTTCCGGTATCACGACTTGGCAGGGAATACTCCGACCCGCTGCTAAGACGAATTCCCCATCCCCATAGCGCGCGAGACTTCGGCCTGCACACACGTGATCCAGCGTCTCCTGTTCGCTGAGGACAGACGGATAGATCACGTCAACACCTCACGCAAGGGCGCTTGTGGGAAGCATAGCAATTTCGTGTTCGGCGTACAGTTGATGACCTCGATCTGCAAGCTGGCCAGCGGTTTCACCAAGTGCTGAAATTGTTCAATGAACGTGGAATAGGGCGAGCGCGACTTATCCCAATGTTCACCAAAGAAATGGCTTTTCCCGTCGATGATCTGCATGGTGTAGCCGAGGAGTAGAATCCTGGCCGCGCCGAGATGCACCGCCAGATTGATGGCTTGGTAGCCCGAGTTCCGTCCGAGTTTCAGTCCACGGGGATCGAGTTCCAACCCCGTTCCAGGTGAGCGCCGGAGAACATGCACGCCCTTGCCGCTGTTCTCCGTGAGGCTATATTTCACGCCGGGAAACGGCATCAGGTCGTTGTGCTGCTTCCACCACTTGCCATCGGCCCCATAAAAGACATCCGCAAATGGCGCGTAGCGATAGGCGTCGTTGATCGCAATGATCCGGGCTTTGTCTTGACAGTAGGCGACATCCTCCGGCGTAAGACTGGGTCCTGTCGCCACACAGACAATCGTGCTGCCCGGCCACAGGCGTTCGACAGGGCGGTAGGCGAAGCCGTTGGGACGCTTGGCCGGAAGGGGCACACTTCGCGGCTGCCGTCGCGTCTGCACGGCCGGCATCACCACTTCCGCCCCGTCGTATCCATCTGCGTCAAATCTTTCCCATCGCGTCCGGCGCGCCCTTCAGGGCCCGTCTCGCCGCGTTCCCCATGCTTGACACAGAGCTTCCAGACACGCTCGGTATCCGTCGGGCCAGGCTTCACGCCAGTTTTCACGCTGGCGTACCACATTGAGCCATTCCAAGTCGCGGTGTCGCCTTGGTCGTAGGATTTCCCTGCTTGCCACACGCCCTGGAAAATCATCGCGGGGATCACAAACGTGCCGAAGTCCTGCACGACGTCGCCTTTGACGTAGCGAAAGGTAAAGCGGCGATAACTGGCATCCTGCAGGACTTCGATGTGTTTCAAATCGTCAAAGCCAAGACCATCCTTGCCATGCAGGCCGTCCTTGCCATCTTTGCCATTGAGTCCTGGAGCGCCATCTTTACCATCCACACCATCGCGGCCGTCTTTCCCATCGAGGCCCTTTTCACCCATGAGGCCCGGTAACCCATCGCGACCGTCTCGACCTGGTTTCCCTTCCGGTCCCATCGGGCCGTCTTTCCCAATGAGGCCCCGCTCGCCCCGCTCACCTTGAGGGCCTTGCGGCCCGGGATCGCCCTTCTCACCGCGCGGCCCGATCAGACCGTCTTTGCCAGTGAGTCCAGGTGCGCCATCCTTCCCGTCAAGACCGTCTCGACCATCTTTACCGTTGAGACCATCTTTCCCGGGCAGGCCATCTTTGCCGTCCAGCCCCTTGGCTCCCATCGGTCCCGGCTCGCCACGCTCGCCTGTCTCGCCTTTGTCCCCTCGTGCGCCTGGCTCCCCTTTCT